GGAACTGCACGCGCACCGAGGGCCCCATCTGGGAGGCCGCGGGGAAGCGCCGGCACATGTTCCACGTCACCCGCATCACCGGCGACCCCGACGACCCGAAGCGCTCCCCGCGCATCGACATCGAGGAGGCCCGCCGGCAGATTGCCGAGTACGGCCGGAACAACTTCTTCGTGAAGGTGAACATCCTCGCCGAGTTCCCCGACCGCCAGCCCGACAAGCTGCTCGATGCGCGCGACGTCGAGGAGGCGCAGGAGCGCAGCATCATCCGCAGCGCGTACGAGAACGAAGCGCGCGTCCTCGGGTTCGACACCGCGGGATTCGGCGACGACGCGAACACGTTCGTCCCTCGCCAGGGCCGCGTGGTGTTCCCCATCAAGGAGATTCGTGACGCGGACACGGGCGAGCTCGCAGACCTCGTCATTCGGCGCATCGACAACCCGAAATGGCCGGTCGACCGCGTGTTCCTCGACATGGGCGGGCCGTCGGGCCAGGGCACCTACGACCAGGTGCGCGGCCGCGGGTACGGCAACTACGTGCAGGGCGTTCACTTCGGCTCGCGCGCCCTCGACGACAAGCGGTTCAACAACAAGCGCTCCGAGATGTACTTCGTTGCGTCGGAGTGGGTGAAGGACGGCGGGTGCCTGCCGAATGACCCGATGCTCGCGGCCGAGCTCACCGCGCACCGGTACACCTTCGACAACAAGCGCCGCATCTGCATCGAGCCGAAGCTGGATGTGAAGGCGCGCCTTGGTCGCTCCCCCGACCGCGCCGACGGCTTCGTGCTCACGTTCGCCTCGCCGGTGCTCGCGAAGAAGGCCCGCGACCGCCAGGCGCGCGCATCTCACGCGCGTCGAGCTCGTCACGGCGGCCGCAGCCCGAACGACTACGACCCGCTGGGAGGTGTTCGGTGAACGTGCGCATCGAGGCAGCCTCCGAGCAGCACCTGTGGTTCTTCGCGCGCGAGTTCTCCCCCGCCGACGAAGCTGAGGCCGAGAGCAACGGCTGGAAGAGCGCGTTCGAGGCCTACGCGACGCTGCACGAGCAGTCGCTGGAGTCGTGGGCCGGCTGCGTCGACGGCCGTGTCGCCTGCCTGCTCGGCGTGCGGCATCACCCCGAGGGCGGCGGAGCCCTCTGGTTCCACAGCGTGCCCCTCTTCGTGGAGCAGGGCCGCCGGCTGCTGCGCCCCGCGCGTGAGCTGTTCTCGGGCTTGATGTCGCGGTGGGCGCCGCTGCACTGCCACGTCTCGCCAGAGAACGCGGCCCTCGTGCGTCTCGCGCAGTGGGTGGGCTTCGAGCTCGGCCCCGCGATGCCGACCGGGCACCGCGCGCTTCCCTTTCATCACGCAGTTCTTCGGAGGCATTGATGTGCACTGGTACTGACAGCGCAGCGACGGTGAAGGGCAACACGACGTCAGCGCAGGACACCGACGCCCGGGCGCGCGCTCGCGCGAAGCTCGACGAGCAGAAGAACTTCATCAGCGAGGAGGAGTACCAGTCGCGGCTGAAGGCGCTCGAGGGCAGCGCCACCGCGAACACGGCGAACAACTTCCAGACGCGCGAGCAGACGAACCAGGGCTTCGACATCGCCCCGCCGGCGGACTCGCCCGACATGGCCGACGAGTTGCTCCGCAAGCGCCGCGCGGCCGCCGCCACGTCGCTGATGCTCGGCCGCGGGCGCAAGAGCACCATGCCCGGCGCGAACTACGGCGACCTTCAGATTGGCAAGACGAAGCTGTTCGGCGGGGGTGACTCGTGAGCGCCTCACCCGAGACGCCTCGAGCGCGCGTGCTGCGCCGGGCCGCAGACCTGAAGCGCGAGCGCGCGTCGTTCGACAACACGTGCAAGGAGATTGCGCAGTACGTGCAGCCGTACCGCGAGCGGTACAACAGCGACGACAACAACCGCGGCGACAAGCGCACGCAGAACATCATCAACAATTCGGCGACGCTCGACTGCGACACGAACGCGGCGGGCATGCAGGCCGGCATCACCTCGCCGACCCGGCCGTGGGTCAGCATGGCCTCGAAGGACAAGAGGCTCGCGGCGCACGACTCCATGCGCGTGTGGCTCGGCGAGCTCGACGACGCGATTCTGGAGGTGCTCAACGGCAGCAACGCCTACCTGAAGTTCCACGAGATGTACGTGGACCTCACGGGGTTCAGCACGGCCGTCGAGCTCATCGAGGAGGACTCCGACACCCTCATCAACTGCACGGTGGTGCCGCTCGGCTCGTACGCGCTCGCCGCGAACGCGAAGGGCAAGGTCGACACGCTGTACCGCTGGATGCGCATGACGGTGCGGCAGCTCGTCGAGGAGTTCGGCTACGACAACTGCAGCCGCTACGTGCGCAACGCGTACGACCGCCGCAGCTTCGAGGAGTCGCGCGAGGTGCTGCACGCCATCGAGCCGAACCTCGACGTCATCCCCAGCCGCATCGGCCCCCAGGGCATGGCGTTCCGCAGCTGGTGGCTCGAGACGGCGGGCAACGAAGAGGACGGCTTCCTTCGGCAGATGGGCTACCACGAGCAGCCGTTCATCGCGCCGCGGTGGAGCACGACGGGCCAGGACGTCTACGGCAACGGCCCCGGGCAGAAGGTCATCGGCGACTGCAAGTCGCTGCAGGAGGCCGAGCGTCGGCTGATGCAGCTGACCGAGAAGATTACCGACCCGCCGATGGTCGGGCCCGCGAGCATGCGCGACGAGCCGGTCGACCTGCTCCCCGGCGGCATCAACTACGAGGGGGCCGACAGCGGGGGCCGCGGGTTCCGCCCTGCTATCGAGCTGCCCTCGCAGGCCCTCGCGGCCATCGACAGCATCATCGAGCGCATTCAGCGACGCATCTCGCGCACGCTGTTCGCCGACGTCTGGCGAATGCTGGCGATGATGGACAAGGGCCAGATGACCGCGGAGGAAGTCCGCGAGCGCCTGGTCGAGAAGATGATGCAGCTCGGGCCGATGCTCGAGCGGTTCCAGGACGAAGCGCTCCGGCCGTTCATCGCGCGCGTCTACGCCATCATGCTGCGGCACGGTCGCGTGCCTCCACCCCCGCGGGAGTTCGCGGGCCACGAGCTCGACGTCGAGTTCAAGAGCATCCTCGCCCAGGCGCAGAAGATGGTCGGCATTCAGGCGGTGCAGTCGCTGGTCGCGTTCGCGGTGCAGGCCTCCGAGGCGGACCCCGACGCGCTCGACAACATCGACCTCGACGCGGCGATCGACGAGATGGCCCGCATGCTCGGTGCTCCGCCTGACCTGGTGCGCAGCGACGACGAGGTTGCGGCGCGCCGAGAAGCGCGAGCCAAGGCGCGCGCGCAGCAGGCTCAGCTCGAGCAGGCACAGCAGGCGGCAGAGACCGCGAAGACGGCCGCCGGCGCGGACCTCGAGGGCGACAACATGCTCTCCAAGATGCTCAAGACCGTGGGCCCTGCTGCGGGGGCCTGACAGAGGTTGTCCCCCACCGGGCTGATTCTTCAGGGCATGCGAAAGCTCGCCCTGCTCGGAGTGCTCGTTCTCGGTGCCGTTGCGGTCCTGATGACGCCCAGCGCGCACGCGCAGGCGAAGTGCGGCACCAACGCCATCTGCATCGGCGGCAAGACGACCGACGTCCGCGTGATGGGCAACCTCGTCATCGCCGGCGGTGCCGACGGCGGCGGGCTGAATCTCACGGGAACGATGACCTCAAACAGCACGACGCAGGCCGGCAGCTGCACGCTGGCGTCGGGCTCTCCTTCGACGTGCACGGCGACCGTGAAGGCGAGCTCGAAGTGCGTGTGTGCCCCGGTCGGAACGACAGCGGCGATCGCCGCGGCCGGTTGCGCGGTCAACCTTTCCAGTACGACGCTGACCATCACTGGGCCGAACACGGTAACAACGGTGATGAACTACTTCTGCTTCTGACGCGTGGACCCGCGCTCGAAGGCGGACGCGCGACGTAAGCGGCAGCGGCACCAAGCCGCGCTCGACCTCCGCGAGGTGCTGAAGACGGAGGCCGGCAAGCGCGTGTTTGCGCGCCTCCTTCACAAGGCGGGCACGTACGCCGATGCCCCTACGAAGCTGCAGCGCGGTCGTCGTCTGCTCGGCCTCGAGCTCGAGCGCGACGTGCTGCGCGTGGCTGGCGACAAGGTGCTGGCCGACCTGCGGCACATCATCTTCGCCGTCCTGCTCGCCGACGAGGCGCCGGATGACCTGACAGAGGTTGTCCCCCCCGCGGGCGACTCTTCTGCCTCGTGAGCCACCTCGCCGCCCGCCTCGCAGTGCTCTTCGCTCCCGACGCCGGCAACGGCGGTGGCAGCACGGTCACCGACTCCGGCGCCGACGACACGGAAACCACCAGCACGGTCACCGAGGGCGAGACGAAGGAAGCCTCCGGGGAAACGACGGAGGCCGCGGGCGAGACGAGGGACGCGAAGACCGAGACGAAAGACGCCAAGGTCGACGAGAAGGCCGCCGCCGCTGCCATCGAGAAGGCTGCCGCCGCGCTCGATCTGAAGCTCCCGAAGGACTTCGACGCGAAGCACCCGACCGTCGCCGCGGTGAAGAAGCTGGGCGCCGAGCTCGGCCTCGACAGCGCGAAGACGCAGAAGCTCTTCGACGCGCACCACCAGGCGATCGCCGCGACCACGAAGGAAACCCGCGAGGCCGCCGAAAAGGCCGGCGCGGAGTGGCTGGCGAATCAGCGCAAGGAGTGGCGCGGAGCGCTCGAGAAGGACCCCGAGTTCGGCGGCGCGAAGTGGCCCGAGACGAAGGCGGCGGTCTCGCGCGCCTACAACCACTTCGGCGCGAAGGACCCCGAGCTCAAGGCGTTCCTCGACGACGGCGCCGGTGATCACCCCGCGGTCGTGAAGTTCCTCGCGCGCATCGGCCGAGCCATGGCTGAGGACAACAGCGCGCTGAAGTCGAAGCCGAAGAACGGCGCGGCGTCCTCGGCCGACGCCGAGCTCCGCAAGCTGTTCCCGAATTCCAAAGAGCTGTTCACCTGAAGGAGCACTGAAGCGCCATGACCACCCAGCTCGACGACTCGAAGTCCACGCTTCTCGACCTCGCGCGGTCGGTCGGCGCCGACGGTATGCCCCTGAAGGTCGTGGAGCACCTGTCGCGAAAGCGCCCGCTCCTGCAGTTCCTCCCGTGGCGCGAGAGCAACGAGAGCGATGGGCACCTCATCTCGCGGCGCCGCGCGCTCCCCTCGGGCATCTGGAAGAAGGTCAACCAGGGCATTCCGAAGACGAAGGCCTCGCAGGATCAGCACAAGGAGACGACGGGCATGCTCGCCGACTCCAGCTCGTTCGACGAGGACCTGATCGAGCTCAACGGCGGCGCCGCGTACCGCGCCAAACAGGAGCTCGCGCACGCCGAGGGCCTCTACAACCAGCTCGAGGAAGCGCTGATGTACGAGAACTCGGCGCTGAACGCCGAGCGCATCATGGGCCTGATTCCCCGGCTCGACGTGCTCAACGGCGCGTGGGCTGACCAGGTGGTCCCCTCGCTCATCTCGGCGTCGGGCAACGACCAGAGCTCGATCATCTTCCTGAAGCCGGGCCTCGACACGGTCTACGGCATCGTCCCGAA